CGTTTTCCCCAGTAATGATATGCTTCCGGCGCGATCCGCATTCGAAGTCTGCCGAACGAAAGGTTCTTCCGAACTCCGTTGGAAACGACTTGTTCCGCTTGAGCCAACTTGCGTTGACGAACGGACGCATTGACCAGTTCCAGGTTCTTCGCAGTACGAAGTTCCTCGATAACCTCTTTGGTGAGGTCACCAGCGCCGGGAACTATGATGTTCTCGGAGATGGTTGGCATGGCGCCCGTCCGTCTGTTGCAAGTGTACCTAAACTATGAACGGATCAAGCTATAACCGAAGATTCGCGCACCTTGAGGAGCAACGTAACTTCACCATCGGTGAGGTCATCCAACCCCCCGGCGGCGCTATTGAGGAAGTTCATGTAGATCGTTCCTGCGGCGGTTCCCTGCGTCCCGGCGTTGACGTCGAGCAGAGGATTTTCGTCATCCGGCAAGGAGGCGTATGAGGCATGACCTCTTTCCGCGCCCGTCCCGGTGGTGATCAATGTTACTGCGGCGAGTAGTTGGGCGCCGCCTGCCGCATCACCCACGTCACAGACAATCGTTTGCGCGGTTGAGGAAGCGAATGCCTTGGTGACGATTAATGCGGAAGCAGTTACCGCAGAATCTGAATCCTCGTTTTGGGCGAGGGTGAATACTGCCATTTGCAGTTCGTCCCCCGTACTCGTAAGAGGAGTAGACTGGGCTAAGGCCAAGTCGGATATGTCCTTTGCGCTTACGGTCACCTTGTGGGTGTATCCCGTCCGCGCGGATTCCTCGACTGCCATGTTTGAAACCCATGAACGGTTTAGACCTACGAAGTCATCGACTGATGTTGCTGTTGCTGTCATATTATTGTTCCTCCTGCGATTAAGCGGTTAAGACGATTTTGCCGTGATCCAGTCCCCCGGAGTATGAGCAAAGAGTTGCAACTGATTCGACAAGTCCGCGCGGGCCACCACCTAAGTCGGGAAGTTCCCTGAAGGATGGTTGCGAAGCGTACTTGATCTCGATGTTGTCCATGTTGAAGATGTACAACGTCAATGGCCCTGCTGTGCTTGAATCCGAACGAATGAACGAATCGAGGTGCAGGGTGATTTTACCGAAGTCAGTATCAATTACGTCAACTCCGCTTGTGAGTGTTGCGTCCGCCGCATCACGGTTGCTCTGAATGTAGACCGTCTTGGTTCCGCCATCTCCGGCGGCGGGACGATACAGAGTCATTTGCGACACGGTGTTCTTCACGCTGGAACCACAAATCCCGGTAAACGACTTGTTGTTCTCTCCAGTCTCGTTCCAGATCGACTTCAATATGGCGCGAACTTCCTCTTCGGTCAGGTTGACCTGCGTGGAATCGGCGTTGATCGAAGCGGACGGAGTGCGAAAACCAGACGGAATTTGAAGCGTTGAACCGCCGGAAGTGCTGATGATGATGTTCGCCGCCTTGGAACCATATCCGATGGTGCCGTTGTCGGCTTGAGCATCGTTGTTTCCGAGAAAGGTACTTTCCATGTCTCTCTTCACCATGACAAGCGCCTTGGCGATGGCTTTCGCCATTTCCTGCTTGAATCCCACGCCTGCGACGTCGGAGGTGAGATTAGCCAGACGAGACACTTTCGGCGCCCGTTGGAAAATCTGTACGTAATTCTGCGCCTTCTGGCGATCAGAAGACATGTTTTCGTAACTCGAAACGTCTGCGTCATCCACGACTGGCGTGGTGCGAGGCGCCGGGTATGCGTCAAGTCCCCACTCCACCAGGGAGTTCTTGGGAGCAGACCCTTTGCGCGCCATACTCGTAAAGGGAGTTGCGGCGTTGTCTACGGTAACGAGAAGGTCGGAAAGATCTTCACGTTTGAGTGATTGTGAGCGTTCTACTAGACCGGCCATTATATTAAATCCTATTTTTAAATGATGCTTTCGAGGTAACTTCTGACGTCATGTTGGTCGCCGCTACTTAGCGCCTGTTTCTTCAGTTTGCTTTGCTTTGCGGCGCCCGAAGTGTTCTTCGTTGCCCGTTTTGCGCGGGTCGAAGTTGGGACTGAGGTGGGCGCTTGAGCTACTGGTTTGACCTTCTTGCCCTTCCCTTCCTTGGCGTGGACTGACTTATAGCCCTCCACGGCGTAACCAAAGAAAAGAGCGGCGTTCGGATCGGATTCGTAGAACTTCTTCGCCCTCGGATTGTTTGCAAGTATCCCGGCCATTTCCACGAATTCACTTGTGCCGTTGTCCTGCATCCACGGGAACGTTGCGTTCGCCTGCTGGAATGAAGTTGCCCTCTGGTGAAGATTCGCCCGTTGGTTCGGGATGTTCTTGCGCAAGTCTCGGTCTGTCTGGACGTGAAGGGATTTGGCAGTTTCGTAATCGACGTCGTATTTGCCGCCGCTTCGATCTGCGTATTCGCCGCCCTCCGGATTAGTTATCAACCATTCCCGAAGGTGTTCAGCGTCCGCTTCCATCTTGTCCAGTTTCTGCGAATCGGTGACTGTCTCGAAACGATCCGCGCCGGGAGTCGAATTGTCCTGCCGGGATTCACCCTGCTGACCGTTCAGTTCCGTTTGCAGTCGTTCCGCTTCCGCTTCCGCTTTCTTCGCTCGTTCGACCAGTTTTCCAATTCGCTTCTTGATTCCGGGCGAATCACCTTTCGGTTCCTCCTCCTCGACTTCCTCCTGCTCCTCTTCTTCCTGGTCTTCCTCGCTTTCCTCGACTTCCTCCTCGTTGTCCTCGTTTTCCTCGATGACTTCTTCCTCTTCCTCTACCTCTTGAGGTTCGGATGCTTCGCCATCATTGGACGTCAGACTATCAATGAACGTTTGTGGAGCATTCGCCGCCTTGGCAATGTCACTTACCGCTACGTCGAATATTCCCTCTGTTGCTTCAGCTGTTTCAGGAGCGACCTCTTTTGCATCACTTGGCATTTTTACGTCTCACAAGGGTTGACTGTCACGGGTGGCCCACCCGGAAGGGACATACCAAAGGCACATCGCATTCACCTATGGGGGGTGGGGATGCGGTTAATCAATGCGTCCGTTCCACAAACCCATCGTACCCATGAGAACACATTCCTTTTACGGAAAGAAAAACCCCCCGCCCCGAAAAGCAGAGGGTTACGACGTGAATACCCTTTAACTACCCCAAGTTATCCAGAATTCGAAGATTCTGAATTTTAGATTTCAACGTCGAAAGTTTGTCCACTCCTCCAGCGGCGTGGGCGAGTGATCCGGGTTTTTCCGCATTCTTCGGATCGGACACGTCATCAATCGCATCGAGGAGGGTTTGGTCGATGACGTGATCCAGCGCCTGCCAGAACGGATTGCCCGGAGAGATGGAGCAGAACGCATCCTTCACGTCCGCTTCGCTCAACTTGTCATCGTAACGAACGAGTTTCGCCCTTTGTCGGAAAAACCTCATTAAAGGAAAGAGGGTTTGCCGCCAACCCGTAAGGTTAGAACTTTTGACCCGGACAACGAATCGGACGGCAAACCCAACCATAGGGATGGTTTATGATGAGAAAAAGGCAAAGTCACTAGTATCCGCCCGCTTCCACGGGTTGTGGTTCGGGTTGGGGTTGCTGTGGTGGTTGGGGTTGACCCTGCGGCGCGACTTCCTGTTGTTGCTGTTGGGCGATTGGGGAAGTGCCTACCCTGCCAATTTGGGCGTTTTCTTGCTGGGCTATACCGAATTGGAGGTACTTGATGCGATTGTCGGCAAGTTGCTTGACCATAGGTTGCCCCTGCATCTTCTTTTGTATTTCGGTGGACGCTTGAACGATTTGCTGGGCGGTTTGAAGTCTCAACGGAAAGTTCACGTCCTCGGTCATCACAGGTTCGATTTCGAGGGCGATCTTCACCCATGCGTCCTGCTCGTCCGAGATTTCACGCGCGCTTGCGGCGGTTTGATCCATCACGACTGCGTCCGCCAGTTGCGGGTCAATCGTTTCCGCTATGAAGTGAAGTAGTTTGGTGCGATCCAGCGCCCCGGTGACGTCGAACTGGGTGAGTTTCACGATTGCATCCAGTTTCTTTTCCTGAAATTCGGGATTCAATACGTCTATGGAGAACCGCAAAGCGAGGTCGAACTTGCCCTGAATGTCCTCCTGACTCACCGAGACTTCCTCCGGCTTGCCGTTGGTCAGTCTCTGGACGGTGGTCGGCGACATGTATTGTTGCATGAGGCGGAACGCTTGATCCAAGGCAATGCGCCATGAATCCAACCATTTGTCGGTGACCGACTGCTGGTGAAGCATTCTTTTGCCAGGATCATCCCCGCCGAAGTAGTCCTCCACGTCCTTGAGGGCGGCGTTCTCCGCTTCAACCGAACCACTTGGGAACGGTGGCGGTGGCAACCATCCCACGTCATCGGGGCGAGTGACCGTCAATTGAGCGCCCGGAGCAACCAACAGATTGATTCCCCCCCGGCGAGCGTTGACAAGCATTGGTGGGATTGTACCGATCTGTGATGCGTCCGAGCGCAAATTGCGTTGAGTGGCTATTTCGTATTGGTTGGTCGCCACCAGTTCGGGAATTCCCCGTGAATCGAAGATCGAATGGGAAAGTCTTTCCCTCGAAAAGAGTACGAACGGCATTTGCCCGTGCGAGTAGTTCAGCATTTCGTGCTTGCCCCACAGGTCGTCTATGTGGGCGGAAAATGCGGTGCAGTATATGCAGGGGACGTCCGTATCCTCGTCATAGGTCTTGGTGTAGGCGTAATATATTTCGTAAAGGTTTTCGAAATCGCTGGAGCGATCCGCAAAGGTTTGGCGCATTCCGAAGTTCAGGGGGAATCGTTGATCCGCTTCGGGTACTGCGGTCATGCCTTCCGTGTTCTCGATGACTTCATCGACAAACTCGGTCGGCCATTCCTCGGTAATTCCTTTTTCCCGAACCTCCGTTTCGGTCATCCATTCACGGCGAAACACTACTTCCGCCCGTTCCAAATTCGTGACGTTCCCCGCAACGAAGACGTCCTCGTACAGTCGATGGGCAACGAAGCGTGGGCGATTCTCCTTCAGGTACGGTTGCGGAATTTTCGCTTCCCCGTCCTTCCGAAAGTCCTTCAACGCCTTCTTGAGTTTCTTGTCATCCACGGTGGGGAACTGGGGGCGCATCAATTCAAGCGCCTGTTCCTCCGTATCCTTGTCTTGAAGAAGGGCCACCACGTCGGCAACCGCATCCTGGTCACCTCCGGCGGCGAATACCGTCTGGATAACGTCATCGAGGGTAAAGGTCTTCATTCGGGTGGACACTTCCTGCGTCCAGTAAATTCCAAGTATTCCCACCCCCGGCGAAGATCCGTAGACGTTTTGGGCGAGTATCTCCACTTCCGCCCTAAGTTCGGGAAGCAGTTTCTGGTGAAGGTAGTACTTCAAGACGTCTCCCCAGATTGCGGCGCTTCTGTTGTCCTCCACCCCTATTCCCGTGATGCGAAGATTGGCCCGAAAGAATGCGGTGACCGCCATGTTGACGTGTTCGTTCACCAGTCGATCACCCAGTCGGATGCGAACATCGGATGCGCCTTCCCACGGGGTGGGCGGATAACCCAAGTCGCTTTCGTGCTTCCTGCCGTCCTCGGATTGACCGTCATGCCGTGAAAATCGGACGTCTTCGTAAGTGTCACGGTGCTGAAGGGCAGTCGATGCGTCCTCCATGACCGAGCGCAACTCCTCTTGGAGCAGGGGGACTTCAGGTTCGTCCGTCTTCTTAATCAGTTCTTTCTCGCTCATCAATCGCATCCTCCACCAATTGCTTTATGTCTTCCTTGAGGTAGAAGGGTCGCTTGCCACCAACGTAGACGGGACGAAGCGTTCCGCACTCCCTCCACTTGGCGAACAGGTCTGCGTCAATACCCAACCACGACAACACGTGCCGCCTGCGTAGCAACATCCCCTGTGGTTCTCCCTCCGTCATCACTTCATCAGAAATCCCCCATAATTTCCGACATAGGTGAACAATTCACCCTCGTCAAGTTCTTTTCCGAAATCCGGGGAAGATCAAAGGATCATCCGCATGAAACAGGGAAACAGGAGCAGGGATGGGTTGAAAATCCGGGGAAAGTCGGGGCTAACTAAAGATTTATCCGCATGAAACAGGGGTTTTCCCTCTTGGGAGGGTCGAAAAGTCGGGGCTAACATGTAGCATGAGGGCATTTTTCAATAACTGTGACTGCTCCCCATACCGTTTTAAAACTTCGTGAAATAGAGAACTTGCTATCATGCTATCACTAGTAGTATCCGCCCGGATGCAGAACGCCCGCATTCAGGTCGACGTACTGGGGCGCCGCGGTGAAGTACATCCTCGCAACGTCAACGAAATCCTTGGTGGCCCCGTGCTTTCCGTCCGCCCCCGTCCAACTGGTCAGGGCGAACGCCATGTTCTTGCATGACTCATCCAGAAAGAATCTCGGCATGCTGGTCGGGTCATCGGGATTTTCGGCATGGGGTTTCCAATGAATGACGTCGCTTATCATGGTAACCCCCTCGTTGATGCTCACCCCCGATGCGGGGACGAAGTGCAGTCCCAAGTCACCCATTTGGTCGATGAGCGTGGTCACCCCGCTCTTGGTCGGCGTGGGGGACGCTCCGAACCTGCTGTCCATTATGCGCAGAAAGATTTCCTCCCCGTCCTCCACTCTCTCGATTTCCTCCCTGTAGCGATCCAAGGAAAACCCGAAGGTTTGCTGGGCGGGGCCAGCGTCACCGTCTATCTTCTTTCCGGGCAACGCCCACTCGCCCGCATGACCTACGCCGGGGATGTATTCGTCAGGGGTGGGCCATTCACGGTAGCAGTAGTGTATTCCGTTGGGCGCCGCTCGGAACCATCCCATCACCCAGTTCTTTCCGTTTGACGGATCGACCACCATGTAATTGGTGCCTTCCTTGGCGATCTGGTCGGTTGCCAGGAGGTGCCGACTTGAGAACAAAGGGAACGCCGCCTGTGACTGGCGCTGTGGAATTCCGTACGCGCGACACAGTATGTTGTGCCTCGCCTCTCCCTCCAAGGTCTTCACCAGCGCCTCGTAGTCGTTGTATGGATTCCACAAGGTGTGGAAGTACATTATCTTGGCGGCGGGGCGAACGCATTGCTGTACCACCGGGACAAGCTCGCCCCCCAGCAAGTGCGCGGGCGCCGACTCGACCGTCCTCGCCCCCTGAAGATACGCCTTCACCGTGTTGCTCCATCCGGCGATGGGGGTGAAGGTGAGGATCAACCCGTTCCTCGGATTCGCCCTCGCGCGCGTGACTAATCTAAATCTAAGGGATTCTATGATCTCCAAGGGACATAATTCGTCCGCCCACGCCAAGTCCCATTCGGAACCTTCCATTATGCCCTCCGCCTTTTGACTGTAGTTGCGAAAGTATGCCTTCGAACCATTTGGCCCGACCAACGACCCTTCGGTGAATCCGTTCTTCACCGAGTAGGTCAAATTGGTCGTTCTGCTTTTGCGAGCAGTCTTCCACTCCTTCGGCAGATACTTCCAGACCAACGCCTGCTGTTGCTCCACCGAGGTGCTGGAAGTGGTGTGCATGCAGATGACGTTGCTGTCCTCGTACTCCACCAAGGTCTTCACGACTGCCTTCGCCGCATACTCGCTCTTGCCAGACCGATTTCCGCCCAGAATCACTAGTTCCGAGCATTCCTCGCGCAATTTGTCCGCCTGCTCCCAATGCTCCGGCTCAAATCCATGATGGTAAGGATCGTCACGCTCGTTTCGGATGAGCAGTTCCCTCTTGTCCAGCAACTTCTTCAGTTCCTTCTCCCCCATTGCCTTCGCCTGCTTGCGCGTGGGCAACGCCAACACGGGGTGCTGACTCAACTGGGCCATAGGGGGAGGTTCGGTCACCTCGCGCCGCCAAAGTACGCTTCGCCCAATCCTTCATCGATCAAGGTCTGATTAACGGAGACTTCGCCAAGTTCCTCGGTGAACAGTTCGCCCAAGCAACGACCAAATTTTCCCACGCCATGACTCTTCAAGACGAAGCTCCCGGTGGAAAGTAACTCGATCAACCGGGCAGTCGCCTTCTTGCCCGCCTTTTTCTCTTCAGCGTCCCTGGTGCGCGTTTCAGGTGTATTTATCCCGTAGAAGCGTATGCGTACCTTCCGATGGGTCGAAAAACCCAAGTCAAGCATCGCATCCACCGTGTCTCCGTCTATTACCCGGAGCAAACTCGCCTCGTATCTCCATGCCGCCTTGTTGTTATCACTCATTTCTTTTTCCCCTTGTTTGATTTTGTTTTCGCCTTCGATTTCTTCCCGGCGGACTTCTTCCGCCCCAAACTGTCCTTGAAGAACTTGGAGATCTCCTGCGACATCTCCTTGCGCTCGTTCACTTGCTCCCATTGGCGCAATACCTTGTCCGTTCCACTTCCCACGCTCCTGCTCATTTTATTCCCTTTGTTTTTCGATTTATACTCCCCGCAATCGCCAAGGATTGAAAAAATTCTCTGGTTGCCCCCGGAAAAGTCACCTTCGCCAGCGTCTTCGCCCTTTGCCCCTCCTCCCGATCTCGCTCGATCTCGCTCGCTTTCCTCTCCGATTCACCGTCACTCCATGCCCGATACTCCTCCCGCCTCAAGTCCAGCGCCTCTTTTTCCCGGCGCGACAAGAATTCCCGAAACATCTCCCTGAACACATTCCTGTCATTGTGCGGAAATCCGTCCGCGCACGATTGCCTCATAAGGCAACAAGTCCCGCCATCCAGTTCCTCCAGCGGTTCCACCCGGTAATATCCCTGCTTCCAAATCATCCATCCGTTCGAATACGGGGCATTCTCACGACTCACTCTGGCATAAGCCCGCCCACTCTTCTCCCAGCGACACTTCTCCACCTCCTCTTGTGACACGAAACGTCGCCGTGTCCACGCATTCGTTCCCTCGCCTTCGGGCAAGTTCCTCTCCCGGCGCTTGTGCAACCAAGACACGAATCTGGAAGTTTCCCTCTGCCAGGTATTCCGCGCCCTCGATGGCCCTCTCATCACGGGAAACTCCATCACATCTCCTGCAACAAGCGCTTCAACTCCGTTCTGGTCATCCTCACTCCCTTTCTAAACGTCACCGATCCACCGTGGATCACGTATGGCATTACCTCCGGGGTTGCCGCTTCCGTTTCCTCGACCAAGGAAATCTCCTCCAACCGAGACTTTTGCCCCGACAAACTACGCAATCCATCTTGAGTGAACAATTGCCCCACTTGATCCAGCGTTGCGTCCATCACCGTCACTTGCATCACGTCGCCGCCACCGACCAGCAAAGGAAAGCGTTCCCCTGAAAATATCCTCTCCTGCAAGGAATACGGCAACGACTTCACCATATGCGCCTTCCGCCTGTTCGACATTCCCCCCATCAACAACTTCGGGTGCATCCATTTCCTCCCGACTGCCTCAAACTGCTTCCATGCGGACGCAGGCACCCAATCCGCAAAGACAGATTGAAACTTGTCGGCGTTTCGAGGATCATCGTCCAACGCATCCACGTAGATTTCGCTTGCCCTGACAATGCCATCCATCCCGGCAGTCAACGCTTCCCTGAATTCCTCTATCTTCGTTTCCAATATCACGCTCACTTCATTCCCTTCGTTGATTTCATTGATTCAAATACTTCTCACCACTTCCCCCGCCACCTCGGTCTGCGACCAACCAGCACCCATAACCTGCCACTACCCCAAGGAGGGCGCGCCTTCAAGACCATCCCCTTCAAAAAATTCACGTTGTCGCCCACAGTCACCCTCACAACCTCGCCGTTGTCCCGACCACACTCCACCAAGCGCCGATTCACCGGGAATACCCTCAATACCTCCAAGTCCTCCGGCTCTTCCCGGCCAACCTCCTCGTCAACCACAACCTCCTTCTCCTCAATGCCCAGCAACAACGCAACCACTCCACGCATCTTCACCTCGCCGCCCACTCGGTAGGTGATGCGTCCGCTCACCTTCCCCCAATGCTCGCCTTCCTCCAGGTGTTCCTTTCTCAAGGAGGACAACTTCTCACGCTTCAACCCAAGGGCCACCGCAAACGCTTCCTCCTCTCGCGCCCAGTCTCCCATGCTCTGCTTGATCATTCCTTCCTTCACTTCATTCATAATTCATTTCCACTTTTTCTCGGTTCTTCTTTATCGCATGGTAGTTGATCGAGTGGACAAGCGAGGTTCCCGTGTCGTGGTGATGGAACCAAGTACGGAAATCTATCCACATCCGGCACCTGTCCACTTTGCTTAGTTGCTCTTCCTCCCTCGCTTGCTCGGCAGTCGTGACAAGTTCCCGGCTCCAATTCGTGTCCTCACTCATGGCTCACTCCCATAACTTCCCTATCACCCAGTACGCAACGCCAGTCCAACTCTCCAGTTGCCATAACAACAAACACATCCCACCCAACATCCTCCACTCCCCTTCACTCCCCATCACCCTCCTCGGTGTTCCACCCAAAATTCTGAAAATGCTCCTCCTCTATCTGCAATTGAGTATCCAAAGACGCAAGCAACAAGTCCGTCATCCGTATGCCGTAAAACTTGAGAACCACCTTGACCCGCCTGTGCAAATCTTTCGGCAAGCGGAAAGTCACCCGCTTTTCTTGAGTCTTTGACCCCAAATCAAGCGCCTTGTCACGCCACTTCGGGGTTTTACTCATCCCCATCACCCTCCCCGCACTTGCATCCGTCATCACCCACAGACCACTCCTCACCACACCCACTACACCTCTCTCTACCCGGACGCGCGCGATCCGCCCAGTCATCTCGACTCTCCTCCAAGTCTTCCCTCTCAGGCGGGTCACTCCAATCCTCCGGCTGACACTCCCAACGATCAATCATGCCCTAACCTCCCGGCATTCCTCTCTGGTAATCAAATATACCTTCACCACGTCCAAATCAAATACCTTGGCCAGCATCCTCGCCCTCTTTACCGCATGACTCTTCCTTGAATACACCAACGGACTTGCCACCCGTGGAACAGTTAACCCACGGGAACTCCCCGTACACGCCAAACCATGCAAAATTCTCCCCTCGTCACTCACGGGCAACACAAACCAAACCGATTCGCCATAGTCATACTCAAAACCCCTGACCCTAATCTCCTTCACCCATCCATCCTCACTCATCCCTCTTCCTCCTCGCGCGCCTCTTCTTTCCAACCCTCTTCCCCTTGCCACCGAAATCAAAGTCTCCTCCGCCCTTCCGCATTCCACGCTTCGACCAAAAACGATCCATAGCCAATTCGATCTTCGCCTTGTCCCGACCACTCAATCCATCTCCCTCACTCCAGTCCATAGCGTCCAATTCTTCCTCTCCTCCACGTTTCGAATTACCCGGCATTCAACGATTTCCTTGCGCGAACTGGTGATATTCGGGTTTTGAGGGGTAAGGGAAATATGCTCTTTTGGTAAAAAAATTTCGTTGCCCAAATACGGTTCCGAGAAGCGACTTGGCAACCCCCTCCACCCCCGCCCCCCGACTGCGATTAGACATAATGCTTATTATGCGAAATGGTGAAATATTCATAACTCTCTGATGGTAAGATAGGTTGTGCATATTCCCGACTTCAGTCTCAATAAGTTCGGCCCGGATCAGTCTCATTAAGTGACTTGGGCGCGCAGGTTTTGTGGGGGGGTGCAATACCTGCAACCGATTTGACCCACCTTAATTTTACCCTTGACACGTTTCCTTCCATCCCCCCTATATTAATACACCATCCCAACAAACGAGTACGTTATTGGTACGTGATTAAAACCCCCCTGACTTCCTGCGGAGCGTACTGAATGGAAGGTATTCATTGGAATGGGTTGGATCACTTGGATTGGGGAACGTCCTGTATGTTGTTCTCGATGACTTCGGGTTTGGCGGGAAGGGCTTGAAGTATCTGGTTGAAGTCTTGGTGAGAGACGGTGATGGTTTTCTGCGTGCGAACGGTTGCCTCGCCCTGTAGGTTGAGGAGTTTGTCCTGAAGTATGCCGAAAGCTAGAGGTAACTTGGAAGCGGGCATTGAATCTATTTCGTGATGCATTCTGTCCGCCAGTTGGTTGACGAGGTGTTGTAGTTTGGCGGCTACCAGTGTCTTGAATTCGTCCGGTGGTAGTTGAGCCACTTGGTCTTGGTCCTTGAGTCTGAACAAGTCGTTCATGGATTGCTTGAGTTTGTTGGTGGCCGGGTCGGGCATGTTGGTTGGTGGTTGGTTGGTTACTCGGAGAGTTTGAGGTTCGCCTGCTTGGCGAATGCGTTGGTGTTCACGAGGGTGAAGAATTCCTTGACCCGTTCGAACAGCGCGTCGAGTCGTTTGGGGTTGGCGAAGATTTTTCTGCAATCGTTCTTGGTGGCTTGGGTGGTGACTAGGGTGGGCAATTGGTTTGAAATGCGAGCGTCCATGATTTCGAATAGGGTTGATTCGGCTCGTTCGGTGAGCTTGGAGGAGAACAAGTCGTCTATGAAGAGTATGGGGGTGTTGGATAGTTTCCGCTTGAACTTGCGGAACGACTGCTCGGATCGCATGACGTCTAGTATTTGGTCGTTGAATCCGCCGTGAAAGAAAGTGGTTACGGTGTGTGTTCGGACGAGTGTCTTGATCAGTTCGCAGACGGATCGGGTCTTGAAGGTGCGAGTGTCCCCGGTGATCCACAGCCCGATGGGGTTGGGTGACCAGGAGGTGACTTGGTGGAGTTGGGGGGTGGGTATGCGCGATGGGTCGGTGTTCAGGTAGAGCGAGGGCATGCAAGTGTCTAGGATTGATTGCGTGTCGTGAATGGGGTCAAGGTATTGGTTGCCCCCCGAACGAGGGTCATAGGCACCACTACAGCCGTCACAGAGGGCATTGGGGAATATGGCGGCGAGATACTTGTTGTGCTGATGGTCTTTCTTGCATTCCGGGCAAGTGACGGTCACTTGGGGGGCGTTCTCCCAGTCGACGTCGCTTTCGGTCAGTTCGGAGAGGGTGGTCGGGAGGGCGGTTGGTTCAGTCGAGGGCATTTTCGTAGTCTCGGTCAATCGGTTCGTCACGCAGGGCGGTGGAGGACTTGGGTTGGAACAGTCCGTTGTAATTGTTGGCGATGGAGTTTCGGATCGACTCGATGACCGAGGTCATTCCGTAGTCGGCGACCCATTGGACGAACCGGGAGTGGTTGGCCTTGAGGGCGGCGGGCTTGTAGGGGGGGAGCTTGCGTTCCCTGCGATACGACGTCCATTCGTCCCAGACCGCTATGAATCCGATGTGATCCAGTTCGGTGGGAAGTTCGGGAAGTTCGGGAATGGTTCCCCTCACACTCCCTTCCTTATCTATACCTTTACCATTACGTATACTATTACTTGTAACCTTTGGTAAGGTTAAGGTTAAGTTATCCTTTGCCTTTGCTTTGGTTAAGGTTAACTTAACAATCGGCTTGGTAATGCCGTCTGCATCCATTTCGAGGTCATGCTTGGAGAGCAGTTTCAGTATGCCACGATGGGGTGGTTTTGCTTCAAAGAGGGTTTTTCCCTGCTGAAAAAGTATGAACTTGGGCAAAAGCACCTTGTTTTCGGACAACTCGATTACACGGTCGCCGAGTTCGTTCAAGAGCGTTTTCGGAGACTTCTTCAAGCCCGTCAGATACTTGCAGTAGTCATCGTCCCTCTCCCATACCCCGGAATGGTCGCAATGGAGGGTCAGGAAGTGCCAGAACAGTTTCGCTTCCGGCGACAGTCTCCTGAACCAAGGATCGGTGAACTGGGTGCTTTCGACGTATCGCTTGCTCACAGGGTCAACTCCTTTTGCGGGACGAGGTAAGTGTCGCCGTGACCGAGGTCAACGAGGCGCGAGTCGGAGAACAATTCCCTCCTGTGGACGTATCCCCGGTAACTGTATCGGGGAAACTCGCCCGTCATCAGCACGTACCAGTCGGAGGGACGGTCTTTCTTGGACGCTCGCACCAACAGGTCGCCGTCTTCCTTGGGGTTGGTCTTCACGTCCACGGTGTTTCCCTTGCGGTCAACGAAGTCATGTCCTCCCGAACGGGGGCCAATGCCGAAGTCGGGGCAGAGGTTCTTTATCTTGGCGAATGCGTATTCGCCGCCCATGCCGTCCAAGTTCACCTCGTAGTCGCCTCTGGGCGACATCTTGGAGGATCGCACCGAGTTGATCAAGTTGTTCCCGTTGCGTAGCGCCGCCAGCACCCTGACAAGGGTCTGCTCCTCGTCATCGAGGGTTATTTCGTCAGGTTCCTCACCCATCATCAGAAAGGAACGTCGTCCTCCTCCTCGGATTCCATCACGTTTCCCTTGCCGTCCTCCGGAATGGCGTTGCCGTCCGAGCCGGAGACAACCTCACCCTCCGGGTCGGGAGTGGACTGTTCGGCGGAAGGTATTGGGGTTGGCTTGCGCAACCTGTTCCACCCGTTCTCCTCGTAGACCAACGCCCTGAAGCGCTTGCCCTCCAGTTTCACAGGGTCGAGTACGAACTGACCGTCATCCTCCGGGGTTACCCCGCAAGCGGAGAGGAATTCCCACACCATCGGGAACGCCTTGGGAGTCAGGTAAAGGAAGTGGTAGAACGATTGCTCGTTGTCCGCCATCACCTTGAGTTTTATTCTCGGATCTCCCGACTTGGTGGTCAGGGGAACGCCGTCACCGTCCACGTCGGAGGCGTAGACCACCTCCAAGTCATATGTTCCAGGTGGCAACAGTTCGTGTTTCGATGATGAATGGTTCGCGCCTGCGGGCGCGGGTATGTTATAGGTACTCATGGGTTTGTTCCTGCTTTCAGTTTTTCATTCCTCTTCGGTCGGGGTAACGCATGGAGTTGTTCTTCCACGTCACAACTTGCCCTGTGTTTGCCACCCGTTAGGCGGATGGTTGTCCTCAGTTTGCCATGCAAGGCGGCGCCGCGCGACTTTTTGATTGGTTTGGTCATAGTTGTTCTGCTTGGTTAATCAATTAGTATGCGCGGAAGCATGCTTCGGCGACTTTTTGGGTTAGCAACAGGTCGTTTCTCAAATATTCCAGCGCGGCGCCTTCGTCCTCCTTCAAGGTCTGGGCGAAGAACTTGCCGGAACCGTTCTTGCCTTCGTGACCAAGCGCCTTGGCGAATCGGTCGAGACTGATCATCTCACGATAGTCTCCCGCCTGCCACATCTGCATCAAGTCAACGAAGAAGTCGGGGAAGTAGCGGTTGTTTCGGGGCAACAGTCCCGGCGGAACCTTCACCCCGTTGATTATGGATCGGCGTATGAGGAACGGAAGGTCGAAGTTCATCACGTTGAATCCCACGAAAGTCTCCTGCGAATGATAGCTTTCGTCCGCCCTCTCCCAGAACTTGTCCAGCATCTCGTCTTCGGGCAAGTCAACCAGCAGAACCGTGTCGGCGGCGTTGGCGTAACCTATGGCGAGAACTTCACCGTATTCCGCCTTCAGCGCCGCCCTTGACTTGATGGATCGAAGGTGAGCGTCCTTGGCGGCGTTGATCTTCTCCATTGCCTTCCCTATGCCCGCATTGCCCACCTTCACCTCGTCCGGGTCGAAGGGCGGGGCGATTCTCTTGATCTCCTCGTCCGAAAGCGGCCCAGTCTCTATGTCGAAAACCCAGTAGTTCCTCTTGCTCACGTCGATTCCTCCCTCTCCTTCGACCATTGGGCCACCATCTCGCCGAATCCGTCCAGTCCCTTGGACATTATGCGCTCCTGCACCGGGACGGGTATTGCGTCAAACTCGACGTCGTGGAACTTCAGGTACGCCTCGCCGTCCTTGACGGTCTTCACGATTGCCTTCGCCTCTTCCTCCAAGGTCAGTTCGGGCGGTTTGGGCGCCTCGGTGACGGTTGTCGGTTCCTCCTTCTTCTCGGTCACAGTCTCGGTCTTCGGCTCATGCTTGTCGGAAGTCTGCGGTTCCTCCTTCTTCTTCGCCGGGGCTTTCCTCCTGGCGGGAGCTTTCTTCTTGGGAGTTGGCTTGGCGTGGGCAGGGTCATAGGCGCTTCCGGCGCGGCCCATCGCCGCCTCTCCGTCATCGTCCTCCGCTCCTATTCCGACCATCATCTGCCATGAGTAGCGTCTGGCGTAGGTCAGGGCGCTTCCAACGCCTTGGGGAGTGCTGTCCTTCGGCGTGATCCGCAAGCGTCCCCTCATCCATTGCCCGGAGGAGTGCATCAACTGGGTCACCACGTATCCGTCATCGCAATACTGGGCGATTGAAAGGTCGTTGCTCGACAAGGGATAACGAGACGCTTCGATGACTTCCGAGAGGTCTGCGTACTTGCTCTTGAAGAAAGTGTTGCTCGCCCCCTTCTTGGCAGGTGACATGTCCCCTTGGGCAAGCGACAAGGCGCCAGCCAACTCGTTTATTTCGGGGGATTGCGTTTGAAATGATTGCGGCAGTTCGTCCGCGCGGGTGTGAGTTGATTCGTTGTCCATTTTACTTTTCGGGTTTGTCCGGGTCATCCCAGAATATTTGATTCTCGTTCATGAATTTGTCTCCCAGTCGCTTTAGCGCGTCTTGCTCCACCTCGGCGAAGCGCTCCTTGCGTATCTCCATCTCACGTTCGGCGATTTGCTTGACGTGCCTATGCCATCTCCACTCGGATCGAAGTTCCTTCAAAATCTCGGCATGGGTGGGGGTGCTTCCTCCCACGCTCAATTGCCTCTCCATGTCATCTCTCCAAGACATCACAAATCAAACTCCATTTGTTTGCGGCGCCTCGCTTGCGCGGATTCCCTGACAACCAGCAACCTGTCATCGGGGCGTTTAGGATCGGTGATCAGTATTTCGTTCCCCACCCTCTCGCCTAGAAAGGAAAAACTTCCACTTTGCCTCGGATTGTCCACGCCCTTTCCATTCACGCACCAGTAATCCTCACCCAACACTTTCCACGCATGGTCCACGCGGTACTCGATGCTCGACCAGTTGCCGCGCACTATGGACCCGACTTCAATCACTTCTCCAACCTCCCCATCTTCACACCTATGCCGGGTCGATCTCCCCAATACTTCCGAAATCGGAGGTCGGCGATCTGCGAATCATCCAAGTACATGCCCAAACGCTCACATATATCGGCAAAGAATTTCATCAAATTATCCGCATCCGGGCGAGTGAAGCAGGGCAACCTGCCCTCCGTCTTGTTCTTCTTCGGCTCGCTCTTCCGCCAAGGATACACCCAGTCAACCTCCATGAAGATAGCTCCCTCCAAGGGGACGGGCGGACGAAAGGGCATGAGCAGGGTCATCAACTCGTCCCTCGTCTTCGCTCCACGCTTCGCTTTCCCTATGAAGGGAGTGCCGTCCTTGCGGCGCATGATCATCGAGGACGCTTGCGCAGTCGCCTTGGGGGGTATGCACTCGACCCAAAATTCTATTGGATCATCCCCCAAACAGCGCCCACCAAGAATGCGGCGGATATTAAAATCTCAACTACGCAGATCAACTGCGCCATCATCATTCCCATCACTTTTCCCCTTGTCTTGAGTCAGTCCATGTCTGGCGACTGCGTCCACTATGTCGGAACGAACGTAACGGTGGCCCACTTTGCGTAGTCCCCATCTGTTCGCCCAACGGTTCAGGGTAGTGCTGGAAATCCCTCCCAACAAGTCCCTCGCCTCATGGCAGGTTAACAATAGACTTTCGCCCATTTTAACCCCTGCCGTTTCATCAATCCCCATATCGTTCTAAATATGAGATGGATTAGTGGAGGAAAACGTTCAAGAAAAAAATGAACTATTTTTAAAATACCCCCGTTCGGAGGGGTTAGCGGGAGGGGTTTAATCGTCTTCGACGTGACCTGCCGCCCCACCCAACCCCGTCATTGCCGCGCTAAATTGCGGTGGCAACCTATCAAGGCGAGACAGTAACTCTTGGTCTTCCGTATTGCGCCGAGAACCTTTCGGTTTTCTTGGGGAGTTGCCTGCGTCCTGCGACACTTGGTCGGACTTTTCCGAGTGGGACTTCCCTCTCGGTGTACTTCTCTTGCTCAATGAACTCTCGTAGGAATTTGTCACGTTCTGATTTGGTTTTCGGGAATTTAGATAGTTTGGAAAATTCAGTAATGACGTCGAGACTAGAATGCCCAACTGCCTCTCGCTTGATCATGTTCCAAGTCAACCAATGGAGAGAGAACGCATCATTGAAATCCGCCAACACGGGATCAATTTGCGAGACGTCCCCAGAGAGTTTGTCAAAGTAGTTTTCCAGAGTGCGATAGAGGGCATGGGATGCCGCATCCTTGACCTCGGAACCTACTGCATCATAAAACCCGGTTCGATCTTCGGGAGTGCCTGCTCGATCAAACCGCAATGGTGAATTCCCCCATTCCCTGTATTCCTCCAATTCCTTTCGGGCATCCTTCATGCCTTGCTCGGCAACTCTTCTTTTTTCGGCGCTACCTTTCTTCCCTTTCGCTTCCTTGAAATCCATCGAATGCTTTTTCCACGTCGCTTCCAATTCGACTCGTTTGCCTCTGACACTTTCCGCTAATTCATTGAACCAAAAGTTAACGTATTGCCACCTATCCATAATAAGGACGTCACCTCTGGCAAGGGTGGCGATGACGAAGGATGACACCTTGTCTTGCATTCCTGCGCCGCCAAATCCTTTTTCCCACATCATTTCACGCATCTGTGGCCCAGTTAGTTCCGGGTTATTTAGGATCGAGGTCAATTCATCCCACTTTCCATTCCACTTCTGGAACATCGAATGTGAGGCATTGATGTTCTGTATGGCATTTCTTCCTGCGGTAAGCGCGCCTCTTTGGTCTTGGAATTTCATTATATTGGATACCATGCCGACCCAAGTGTCCCGTTGGGCAAGGTTCCTTCTGTGCGCCTCGGAAATTGCCTTGTCCTTGGATTTCTTGGCAAGTCGTTTCCAGTCACCCTTGAAAAACCCATCCTCCACAACTTTTTGCCCCGTCCAGTAAGTACCTCGTTCCAGGTTGAACTTACCGTCTATGCTCTTCCACATCTGCTTGAGGAATTGTGGATGGTTTATCATGCGCAACCAACCTGCCTCTTGATTGTAGGGGTCAAGCATACGGGACAGGAACCCCCAAAAGTAACTCAAGGAAACTGCCTCGTTGGACAGTTCACCACGTCTAGCGATTTCGTGCATCTCTCTTACGGACTTGATGCCTGCCTTTGCCCGATGGAAGAACTCCGGGTCTGTCTTGATTCCTCGCTTCACGAAATCCAAAAGTTTTTCGGGATTCCTCACCCACTCACCCAAACGTGTCGGGAACGATGGAGTCTCCACCTCCTTGATGCCCTCCAAACGATTGCCCATGATGCGCGAAAATGCCTCCGGGTTGGCGCCAGCATCTGGCATATTGCGTTGCATCTCATCTGCGGACTTCCCGCGTTCAAGATACTCGCTCCATTGTTCGGGTGACCACTTTTGGGATTCTTTAGGAAATGCAGTTTCCCCCGGCAATGGTTGCCGATGAATCTTGATGGTGGGGAACGTGTGACCCTTCTTCCCCGTTGTCTCGCTAGGGGTGGGCAGGCGAAGTTCTTGCCTTAATCCCTCGGCGCCGCTTTTCCCGAACCCCCGTCCTTCGAAGTCCTTATGGATTCCACGAATGCCGGGTGAGAACTCAGAATCCATCCTCGCTTGAAGATTGGATCGTTGGGTTGCAGTACTCTGAAAGTGCCTCCCTTTCCCCTGTATGAGGTCTTTCGCATTTGCCCGGTATGCTTCCCCGTTGGGGTTCCTTTGCCAATGGTTTTCTTCATATAACGTTTCTCCTATTTTGAATTCTCCGAAATCCCATTTTTCTCCCGTAACTTTATAGACTGCATCATCCAATGCAAATCCCACAGCATCCTTGCCGTTTTTATGCGACCATCCTTCTTCATTAAATCCCAACCATTTCCAATCAAATCCATTTTTATGCGGAAAAATTGCCATGTCTGCCGCCAACCCCTTGGAAAAGTTATCGGCAACGTACTGTTGAACCTTCCGATGTTCCACGTGCGTCATTGGACGTCCATCACCAATCGTGACATAAGCGCCATCCAAATTTGCCTTGGTTCTGCCGTAGGTGCGCTTGTATCCTGCAACTGCCTCCTGCAATCCATACATACCGATGACGTTTGATATCAATCTGGCATCACCTCGTTCCCCGTTCAGTAATTCGACAATCAAGACGGGATTGGTTTCCAGTACCCCTTCACTATTCCAGTAAGCGGAATCGAAGGTACGGGTTCTTGACACAAGTCCCAATTCTCTGGCAGGTAGAAACTCTGAAGTCTCTGGATCAATCAGCACGTCGACGTGTCGATCATGCCATTCCTGTCGAACCTTCATCGAACCTTTTCGAACCCCTGCCATTGCCCCATGCGTGGCCCCCGGAGTAAATTCCACGGCAATCACTTCCCCCGGATCTCCCCTTCCGGGTTTAACGGGGCGCTTCCTTGTGGTATGGAGTGGTTTTGGGGGCGGCCCCTTGTAGGAACGTTGCGCCGCTGGCATGAACATCTTCTCGGTGATGGTGACTGCCCCCTCGTCCCTCCCGGCAACCATAGGACGCGCCCCACGCCCCTTCTCGCCCCTCTCCATCATCAGAGAAGGTGGTCGAGCATCGGTGGGCGCCCGATCCGCAGGCATGTATAGCCGGAGACTGTCTACTGCGGCAGGGTCTTTCGGGACGTCGAATCCATGACTGCCGAATTCTCCCGTTGTCCCTGCTTCCTGTTGGCGCCGGGTCATCTTGCCGCCAAGGTCGCTTCGTACCTCCCTCTCCACCTTCCCGCCCTTGATCTTCTTGGAAATCTTGCTGGCAAGGGAACGCATCTCACGGTCATAGAACGCCTTCATCCCCTCGCCGCCAACCTTGAGGTCTATGCCTTCAAGTGTATAGTGTTTGGCGGTTCCGTCACCCCAAGGAAGTTCCTCTGGTTTTTTAGCCAGCATTTTCTCTGCCGCTTCCTTGCCAATGATGTCGGGTAATTGTTCATGTGTTACCCCCGTCCGTTTTATCGCCAATTTGCCGTCATGATCATATGCCCGAAGTTCAGATTGAAGGTCACCACCGAACAACCTCTTGCCCTCCGAATAATCAATTTTACTAATCTTCTTACTCAAGTCGTACCTCGCCGCCTGACCCTCACCGTCCAACCAAGCAACCCGGTCATATCCTCCCTCGATAGCTTGCTTGACTGCATACTTCAAGCCAAGGGCAGGCCAATTCTTCTTGAAGGGAGCATCGGGTACTCCTTTGCCTTCATCGAAAGTCACTTCATCCATCGGGTGCAATTCGCTTTCACCTTCTTGAAGTCTCTTCCATGCAACGTCGATTGCTTCACTCTTTGTCTTTGCCTCAACCGCAATAACCCTTGCTCCTCTGATAGTGATACTCCAAGTGCCTACTTTTGTCCGTTTGGCAACCAAGTCACCCTTGTTCCATTCCCTGTGTCCATAACCTTCCTTCCTCCCCCTCTGGTGCAAAGTAGACTGCAATTCCTCGATGAAATATACCTTCTTGCCGTTTGCATCTATGCGGTCATTTACACGAAGGTGGAGCAATACGTTGTCTCCAAAATGCGGGTCGTTGAAGGTAGCTTCTCCTTCCTTGATCGGCAACTTCACCTTCACTTCCCGATAGTTCGTCCCGCCCGGTTCTTGGTACTCGGAGAATTTGGGTTCGCCACTCGGTAGACGGTCGAACTGGTGTTGCCAAATATTAAGCTCCTTATTAAATGTTGCTTCTCCCAAAACCTCCACCTCCAACTTCGGGGAGTTCTCACGAACGTATGCCTCAACCTCGTCCTTGGTGATCGACTTCCGATCCTTCACGAAGTCCGTCAATCCTATCTCATCCGCATATGACTTCGCCCCCGCAGTCTTGGCAAGCGCCGCCTGGAGTTGCTGGGGTGACAGTTTCGCCTGCGTGATGGACGGCAATACGTCCTCGGTGATGTTGTCCTTAAGTCCGAGCGTCCGTTCCGCTGGCATGTACTGCTTGCCTTCTCCCCTCTTGGGAAATCTCGGCATGAACGGTTGCAGTTGAGACTGGTTGCCAATTGCATCCCACTTCTCCTTCTCCGTAATCCCCTTCATAAACTTCTCGTACTCACCCTTCCGCATAGTGTCGGTATACACTCGGCGCATACCCGCCGCCGCATCCTCGCCACCCAAGTCCTCGATGAAGGGTAGCGGGACGGTCTGCTCCTCGCGCGGCATGTACATATCCTGAATCCTCTCATAATTCACCGGGCGTTTCCCGCCGATCCGCTGAACCTTGCCAATGCGCTCCAGTCTGCGACTACTCCATACCGCCATTCTCGCCCCCTCTTTGGGAAAATCCGCCAGAACGGGGTTGCGCCTCACGCCTTCCGCCCCCCCTTTTCCGAAAACCGCATGGAGGTAATTTTCCTTGTCCGGGTGCAAGTCTCCATCCATGTACCTAATTCCTTCCGCCTGCTGGCGCCCATAGGTCAGCAAGTCTTCCTTGAATTGCTCTTTCGCAACCACCTTGTCCGGCCCCCATGCCTTCGTCAGATCATCGGAGTATTTCTTCATCTTGAACAACCACTCGATGTTCCTGTTCAACCTATCCACGTCCATCACCCTGAAATTGATGTTGCCGTCCTTGGTGATTTCCAGCGCATACGGGACTTCCGCCCTCCATTGCCCACGAAATCCCGTGTAAACTCTCTTGCTACCTCTGGAGGTCGCCTTGAAGTAATGCCAGAGATATTCGTCACCCTCTCCCCTCTCCATTATTCTGGAGACTTCCTTGAGTAAGGAAATTTGCTCCTTGTTCCATCCGCCGATTTCCGCCAGTTCGTTGATTATTTCCTCCGATATGAAAGTTCCCTCCCAGCGTTCCGCCCCACTTACTGTCTCCTTGACGTTCAAATGTCCCTTGGGCAAGTTTTCCTCCCCCTTGCGATGTATGATTGCCTTGAGCGCATCGGAGAACTTCTGGTTGTATTGCTTCGCTTCGGTGGGGGACATCAATTGACCGACAATCGGTTCGCCCGTCTTCTTGTTTACCCGGAACACGGTTCCAGAGGTCAGCATGTTCGCCAGTTCGGGATTTTTCGATATATCCTCCGCAGAGAAAATAACCGTGTCCTCCTCTTCGGGTATGGGAAATCGCTTCCTCATTGTCTCCGGGTCAAGCCCCGCCATCTTGCGATCATGCGTCTGGATCAACTTGCGCAACCCCGGCACTTCATCGAATTTGCCGAACAACCCGGTACCATGCACCTTGCCGTCACGAAACGATCC